ACTTTCAGGTAACAACCACGAGGGCGATAGTAAATTCACATTGACTGGTAGTCCATCTGGTAGACAAGTTCAGGTTGACCTAGGGGCAAACTTCGCTACGGCAAAAGTTAAACTCGTGGCAACGATAACAAGAAGTATCGCAAACGAGAAAACGAAAGCATTGGTGACGGGTGCGACAACAGCGATATCAACTCAGGCTAACTGTGAAGAAAAAACAATTAGTATGGGTAAGGGTGATATCTTCGCATTAACGAGTGTCTTCATGTCACCAGATTTTTCAACTGCGGCAACAACAAGTCACACAGATATAACAGACAGATTTACACTAGACAATGGACAGAGAGATAGTTACTACGACATTGGTCGTATCGTAAGGAAAGATGGGGCACAGACACCAACTGGTAGATTGTTAATCACTTTCTCACACTTCACACATGGTAGTGGAGATTACTTCTCAGTAGATAGTTATTCAGGTGTTGTAGATTATGACGCTATACCATCTTTCGACAGTCCAACAAAAGGTAAGATAGAATTAAGAGACGCATTAGACTTTAGACCAATGGTTGCGAACGATAGTGGCGTTGTAGGATTTGGAGCGGTAGATAGTATTGGGGCGAAGAACTACACAGGTGGTGGTTCATCAGCAGTTGATATGCCTAAACCAGGTAGTGACGCAACACTAGACTTCGAATTTTATTTAAGTAGAATAGATGGGATATTCCTAACGCAAGAGGGTCTATTCAAACAGGCAAAAGGAACGCCTGCGATTGACCCACAGAGACCAGAACCGTTCAATGACGCTATGGCATTATACTACTTAAACTTACCACCATATACTTTCAATACGAGTGACGTTAAGATTACAACGGTAGATAACAGACGTTACACGATGAGAGACATTGGTAAGTTAGAACAGAGAATTAAGAACATAGAATACTACACACAGTTAAGTCTATTAGAACAACAGGCGGTCAACACACAGATACAAGACGCGGCGACTGGACTTGATAGATTTAAGAATGGTATCATAGTAGATAGTTTCAAAGGTCACAATGTTGGTGATGTATTATCAGGTGAATATAGATGTTCAGTTGATATGAGTGAGGGTGAGTTGAGACCAGAACACCACACGGATCAGGTAAAACTCATAGAGTTGGCAGCGAATGATACAGACGCTGAGAGAACGACAGCAGGTTATCAAAAAACTGGTGACTTGATTACTCTACCATATTCACATAGTGAGTTCATCAAAAATCCATACGCTACTAAATCAGTTAACTGTAACCCATTCTTGGTATTCCAATACCAGGGTGATATCGCATTAACGCCAAGTTTAGATGAGTGGTACGAGACAGAGAGAAGACCAGACTTAATCATCAACGATAATAATTTATTCGACACGATGACCGCACTTGCGGGAGGTGGTAATAGTCTAGGTACAGTTTGGAATAACTGGCAGACTAACTGGTCAGGTCAGTGGTCACAATCTGCTGGAGCATCAACAGGTGGCGGTAGCGCTAGTGCGACAGTAACTGGTACAGTTACAAGTAGAACCAGAACAGGTATTACCAGAGAGATTTCTGGATCAAATATTGTTAGACAATCATTTGGTGATAGAGTTGTCGATGTGGCATTCATACCTTTCATTCGTTCTCAAACAATTTCATTTAGTGCGACAAGATTAAAACCTAACACTAAGGTATTCCCTTACTTTGATAATGTTCTAATAACTTCTTATGTTACACCTACATCAGGTGTTATAGGAGGTAACTTAGTAACGGACTCAACTGGTTCAGTATCAGGTACTTTCGCATTACCAAACACAGACGCTGTAAGATTTAGAACAGGTGATAGGGTATTCAGATTAACAAGTTCATCAACGAATAGAAAGATTGATGATGATGTTGATACTTTTGCGGACTCAACATTTACCGCAAGAGGATTACAGACTACGAAACAAGAAACGATTGAATCCACTAGGGTTCCAATCATACGTTCAAATACTGTTTCAGAAACAGATGAGAGAAGAACGGTAGATAATATTACTGTGGGTATTTCTGTACAACAGCAACAACAAGACCAAGAGAGAGACAGAACAAATGACCAACCAACTGGTGATCCACTGGCACAGACATTTACGATTAATGATGTTGGTGGTGTCTTCTTAACTAAGGTTGATTTATTCTTTAGTGAGAAAGATGATAACATACCAATCAAGGTATATCTGGTTGAGACTATTGAGAGCAGACCTGGTAGAAGAATTATACCATTCTCTGAGGTTAGTGTTCCTGCGGCGAGTGTTAATACATCTACTGACGCTTCAACAGCGACCACGGTAACTTTCCCAAGTCCTGTTTATCTACAGGGTAATAAAGAATATGCGATTATCTTAAAACCAGATAGTCAGAGTTATAAGGCATATGTAAGTAGATTAGGTGATACTGATGTTGGTGGCACGAGACGAGTTACAGTTCAACCATTACTAGGTTCTCTATTCCGTTCGCAAAATGCGACACTATGGACAGATGACCAGATGGAAGATTTAAAATTCACTCTATACAAGGCAGCATTCACAACAAATACTGAGGGTACTTTCAGTATGACGAATGACGCATTGGCGAGTAAGACATTATCAAATAATCCAATTGAGACGAACGCTACCTCAGGTAGTGGCACGGCATTTGGTGATAACCCTAACATTATTAAGATTAATCATAAACATCATGGCATGACGGATAACAAACCAAGTAAGGTGACGATATCTGGTCTTGGTGGTACAACTGATTACAATGGTATTCAAGGTAGTGTTATAAACGGAACACATGATGTTGGTAACGTAACTGAGGATTCATATACGATAACACTAAGTGGTGACCCGGCAACTTCAACTGGTTCAGTTGGAAGCACAGACGTTGTGGCAACGCAAGACCGTGCCTTTGAGAGTGTCATGCCTAAGATTGGTATGTTAAACTTCCCAGATACAACATCGACACACAGTATCAAAACTACAAGTACACAATCTGTACACGGTAGTGAGACACCATACGTGACGGACAGTTCATTTACAAGTATTGTGCCTAATGATAACTTCTACTTTACGAGTGCGAGGGCAGTATTATCAACTATAAACGAGACTACCCACTTGTCAAGCACAAAATCATTATTTTATAATATTACATTGAACACTACGACCGCAAACCTAAGTCCAGTTATCGACTTATCCAGAACAAGTCTATATGCCATACATAATAGACTAGATAATCCTACATCAGGCAACACAACTGGATTCGTTGCGGAGACAGATCCAACTGGTGGTAGTGCGGGTGCGAAGTATATAACAAGAGAGATTAGTTTAGAGAATCCATCAACCGCATTAGATTTAAGAATTGCGGCGAGTGTATTCCCAACATCTTCATTAGAAGTGTATAGAAAAGTAAAAGGTATCGATGACGATAGGGAGATGAAAGATATACCTTACGTCCAGATGACACAAGCCAACGCGGCGATAAGTGCTGAGGGTCGTAGTCAATCACCATATAGTGATAGTTTTAAATCAGATTTCTTCGATTATGAGTTTAGTGAAAGTGATATCAACGAGTTTACATCTTTCAAAATTAAGATAGTTATGAAAGGTACGAACCCAGCATATCCACCACGTATAACGGATATGAGAGGGATCGCATTGGCAGTATAATGAGTAGAATACAGGTACAAGGACATAGAACGATGGTGAGAGACAGTTCATCTAACGCCATCATCAACACAGACAAGTCAGCATATCAGATACATGTACAACGTATCAGAGAGGCGAGACAATCGAGTAACGATTTGAGAAATGCTGTGAGAGATATAAATAATTTAAAGGCAGAGATGTTTGAGATAAAATCATTATTAAAACAGATAGTAGAGAAGTAATATGACAGCGAGAAGTGTAGCATCAACGGATACGTTAGAGACGTTTAGAACGACCTTTAACACTTTATCAGCGACAGATATTGGTGACTTGGCAACCCTAAGTTCAACGATAGACGCAACGTCAATCGTAGGTGCGATTAATGAGATTGAGAGTGAGGTATCAGCATTTAGTATAAACACGATATCAAACGCAAGTGACCTAGGTGCGGCACCAGCGACTGATGATAGTTTCATCATAAGAGACGCAAACGTAAACGCATTGAAGGAGATGACGGTTGCGAATTTATTTAACACGCCATCACTAACGAGTCCAACGATAACAGGAACTGCTTCAGTAACTGGTACCCTTGTATTCGAAGGTAGCACGGCAGATAGTTTCGAAACAACTTTCGCTATCACAGACCCTACAGCAGATAGAACGATTACTTTTCCAAATCTAACTGGCACAGTATCATTGATAACTGCTACTGAGACATTGACGAACAAGACACTAACGAGTCCAACTCTTAACAGTCCTGCCATCAATAGTCCAACAATCATATTCGAAGGTTCTACCGCAGATAGTTTTGAAACAACAATCGCTGTTGTGGATCCTACAGCAGATAGGACTATAACATTACCAAATGCGACAGACACACTCGTAGGTAAGGCGACAACGGACACACTAACGAACAAGACACTAACGACACCAGTTATCGCTGAGATAGATAGTGGTTCAACGATTACACTAGACGCAACAACTGATATCATATTAGACGCTGATGGTGGAGATGTATTCTTAAAAGATGATGGGACTACTTATGGTAGTCTAACAAATACATCTGGTAATTTAATAGTTAAATCAGGCACGACAACAGCGGCAACATTTAGTGGCGCCAATGTGACGTTGGCAGGCACAGTAGGTTCTGGTGCGATTACTTCAACGAGTACCGTTACTGGTACGGGTTTTGTTGTATCATCTGGTTCAATCGTATTCGAGGGTAGTTCAGCAAACAGTTTCGAAACGACATTGAGTGTCGTGGATCCAACCGCAGATAGAACAATCACACTACCTAACTTATCATTTAAGGTAGCGTCATATACAAACAAAGCGGCCTTAGATGGGGATGGTTCAACAACTACTATCACAGTAGGATCAGGATACAATGTAAATCAATTCATCGTATCAATAAATGGTGTTAGACAGGAACCCACGGAAGACTTTACATATTCAGGCACTACACTCACGCTAGACGCGGCACCTGGTTCAGGTGATAGAGTTGTGGTGACATATTAAAATTTTATATATAGAGTAAATCTATTATAAATACTATTATAGGAGAAAAACAATGGTAACTAGAATCAAATCAAGTCAGATTACTGACGGTACAATACTGAACGCTGATGTTAATGCTTCTGCGGCAGTTGCGGCTACTAAAGTAAGTGGTTTGGCTGCAAGTGCGACTACGGATACCACGAACGCAGCCAACATTGGTTCTGGAATATTACCATTGGCTCGTCTGGGATCAGGTACCGCAGGACAAGTTTTAAAAGTTGCCTCTCCAGGTTCTGCTTTAGAATTTGGTGCGGCAGGAGGTATCACAGACGATACAGGTGCGACATTCAATAATCCAGGAACATTCACGGCAGGCACGGCTTCACAATTCGTTGTGGTAATGTCAACAGGTGCTGGTGGAGGCGGTGGGGGTGGAACTCCTGCTGGTGATATCAACAGACGTCCAAGTGGAAATGCTGGAGGAAATACTACCTTTGGAACTCTAGTGGCTGCTAATGGTGGTAACGGAGGACAAGGTGGACAAAATGCGGGTTCAAATCAACCAGGCAGTGCCGGTAATGCTGGAACACAAACTGGATCTTTCGTAGGTATCTACGGAGCAGGTAGAGGTAGCACGGTTGTTAACTCAGCATTCTCAGCGGCTAGTAAAGGCGGCGGAGGCAGTGGAGGTTCTGGACACCCAACTAATAACGCACCAGGTGGTAGTGGAGGGGCTGGCGGAAACGCATTTGCTTTCCTAGGATCTGGTGAATACGGATCAACACAATCTGTCACAGTAGGTGGTGGAGGAACTGGTGGACCAGGAAACGGAACAGGTGGAAATGGCCAAGGTGGTCAAGTTCTTCTTGTTGACATGCACGCTTAGGAGATATAGAAATGGCAAAATTTGTAAGAACGGATAGTGTGGGATATGTTGTAGAGGTTTCCAATACCAGTGTATTCAATTGTGATTATGAGGTAGGTGATACAGCAGCGACAGGTAAATGGGTAGACAAACATAACCTTTCAGGCACAGGTGCTAATACTATACACGATAGAAGACTTTATCCTGAAGAGATGGTTAAAGATGTGAGAAATAGATTATTAATACAATCTGATTTCCTAGTTGGAGCAGATAGTCCATACATAGACAACAGTACGGTTCAAACTCGTATCAAAGCATACAGACAGAAATTAAGAGATATGTTTGACGCTGACGCAAGTAAGAATTGGAAATCATGGGCTGGTTATGTATCTGGTGATATATTTCATTCAGGCATACAGTGGCCAACAGTTGCGTTAGGTACTGGTGATATATCTGGCACACAAGGTGACTGTACGACATGGATTGCTAATACTGATGAGAGTGGTTTTTTACTACCAGGTGGTCCATACAAAGGTTGTGATATTCACGGTCATGTGACTGATACCAATTTCTGTTAGTTTTTTTTCTAACTATATAATTAAAAAGGTGATGATATGGAATGGACAAGTGAGTTGGCTCTAACGGAGGATTTGATTGCGAAAATCAATGCCGGAAAAGAAGTAGTATATATACCAAACTTTACAGAAATCAAACAAGAGACAGATTTTAATTTTCTAGCGGAAATACTGGAACGACATGAACTAGGTTCTGAGTTTAAGAGTCCAGCATTTAGACCACATGGCGCTGGTGGCATACTATCGACACAGTTACAGGTGAGGAATGTGGAGAAGGATCTTTTCTTCGAAACATATCTAAAAGTCTTCAATAAAATTTTCAACCCAGATAACAAGTATAGCGATATACACTTACATCTAACATTCATGGCACTATCTGGTGCCTCACACCAAGACTGGGAACATGTATATATAATAGGGTTATACGGTCACACTATATATAGGGTGTTTGGTGATAAAGATTATAGCATTCGTAAGGGTGATTTCATCTACATACCACCTAAGAAGTGCCACAAAGCGATAGCGATGGAACCAAGGATAATTATGTCGATGGGTATTGAGAAATGAGTTTTAATCCACCAGTGTATCTACTACCAAAGAGGATACCAGACCACATATGTGACCAGATTATAGAATATGGTAAGACGAAACAAAATACATTAGGCACGACTGGTGATGATAAACTATCAGACGATAAGGAATACCTAGAGGATCTACATAAGAGAAGAAAATCAAACGTATCATGGTTTCGTAGTGAGGCATGGATAGCAAAGTGGGTATGTGAGGGTGCGATGGGTATATGTCAACATGTTGGATGGGAGACCGTTCGACCAGAACCCATACAGTTTACAATATACAATGCTCCAGATGGACATTATGGGTGGCACACGGATCAATTTGATCCTGACCACGAAGATATGAAGAGCGATGATATTCAAGGGAGACAACGTAAGGTGTCGATAGTGTGTAATATAACTGACCCATCAGAATATGATGGTGGTGATTTAGAGATTATTGATCCAATGATTGCTCCAGATGAACCAGAAGATAGACGAATTATAAAGATTTCAAAAGAGAGAGGGCAGTTGGTAGTCTTCCCTAGTTTCTTTTGGCATAGAGTTAAACCCATAACAAGAGGCACTAGATATTCTGTAGTGTGTTGGCTGAGAGGACCAGAATGGCGATGATAGATTTTGATAGAGAGAAGTATATGGTTATCGATGAGTTAATCACTGGAGATATGGCAAAGGTATTCAGTAATTATTTCATACTAAAGAGAAATGTTGCGGCAAAATTATTTGACGCTCAATATATACCACCTGAGGAGATGATACACGGAACATTCAATGACCCACAATGCCCTGGCATGTATTCTCTATATGGTGACCCGTTGTTTGATAGCCACATGTTGATGGTACAACCTAAGATAGAACAGGTGATTGGTAAAAAATTAGTTGAGATGTACACTTTTGGTAGGGTATACACGAATGGTGCCACGTTAGATAGACACACAGATAGGAAATCATGTGAGATTTCCCTGACGATGAATTTAGGTGGTGACCCATGGCCAATATTCGCTGATGGCGAACAGGTCGATTTGAACCCAGGTGATTGTCTGGTATACAAAGGTTGTGAGGTAGAACACTGGAGAGAAAAGTTTGAAGGTGAGGTATGTACACAGGTATTCTATCACTACAATCCAATAGAGAACTCTGAAACAAAGGCTGACAACAGACCACTACTTGGTCTACCACCAGCATTCAAAAAACAATGAAGATAGAATTTATAAGTAAATACGCTGACTGGTTGCTACACCCAGTACCTGTTAAGAAGGTCATGCCAGATTGGTATAAGAAGTTGGATGTCCTCATCAATAAGAATCAGAACATGCCAACAATCAGGAAATGTGTCCCAGTATTAGACGCTGTATCAATGGGTTATGCCATACTGGCTCCATCTGACCTAGCGTTCACTAAAGAAGCACACGAAACCTTTGAAGATGGTAGTTGTAACTATAAGATTACTGGGAGTACTGGTAGAGAGGACCTCATTCAAAAACCTAATCCACCTGATTTGAATTATAAGATAGAGGGTCACGCACAAGCACAGGTTGCCGAAGATACTTTCTATCCTGATGAGATGCCCATGGCATTGAAATTATTGAATCCATGGATAATCAAAACACCACCAGGTTATAGTTGTATATTCACACCACCATTCAACACGGAGAGACGAGACATAAGGATAATCACAGGTATCGTTGATACTGATAAATTTTTAAATCATGTCAACTTTCCATTTGCCCTACGAGATTGGGACGAGACCAAGAATCCTATTAAGATAGTGAAGAAGGGCACACCCATCGCTCTGGTATTTCCATTTAAGAGGGACGATTGGAAGATGGAGGTAAAACACGAAACAAAATTATACGAGAAACATATGAACAAGTGGGGTTGGGATTACTTCTCTAATTATATTGACATATATAGGAATAAGATATGGACGAAGAAAAATTACAAATAATAACTGATAACGTTTTTGAGACGGACCTGAGTGCCATTATGAAACAATCTCTCGTAAGAGAATTTGCCAGTTTGACAACTAGGTCAAACACGAACATGGGTGATGACTATGCGAGGTTTCATGGGCAGGTAATTACGGCTGCGGGTAAATGTATAAACCAGGGCCTGGCACAATTCGTACCCGCTGAACGACCTAACTTTGTATTCAACACTTTTGTCCACAATAATGAACATGAGACGGAGTGGGGTAATGAAGATGAGTGGCAACTACACGGGTTCTATGTGATAGAGGCTGACGATAATACATACATCAACATACAGGGTGTGGATTTACGAGTTAAGTTTAACCACATGTATATAATGACTGGTAAGACGGTATATAAATACTTAAACGGATCAAACGTCAAGTTGATTACGATGAAATGGAAACTAAAAAGTTATCCATTCAACAGAAACACGATGAAAGAATGGAGATAGTTATGGCTGACGAAGCAAAACAACCACAAGATATAAACATGGACGCATTAACCCCAAAGGGTAAGTTACATGCGGAACAATATCAACAGATGCAAGTACAGAAAATCAAACATCAATTAGAGATTGAGAAGATAGATGTATTGTTGAAATATTACGAGACCACTATACCAAAAGAAATATCAGAAACAACACCAGAAGAAGCACCAAAAGACGATAAATAGTCTTTATGGCAGCAATCGCTAATTTACTGGTAGACCAAGGGGCTTCATTCAGTAGTACCATCACGGTATTCAATGATGATGATTCCCTATTTGATACGACAGGTTACACTGGTGCGTCACAGATAAGGAAATCTTACAGTTCATCAAGTGCGAGTGCCACCTTTACTGTGGGATTCGCCACTGATAGGGCTACTGGTGAGATTACGATATCACTAACACCAACACAGACGGCCGCATTAGAAGAAGGTCGTTATGTCTATGACGTGGAACTGACCAAAACGGCAGACAGTTCAGTAACCCGTGTTATCCAAGGCATAGTCACAGTTTCACCCAACGCCACAAGATAATCCTTATAAATAGTTGATACTAGGGGTATCATGGCATTAAAGGGTAGAGTTTCAAGCACAAACGCCAAGAAGGCGAAGATTACATCGACCAATTCGTCTGGTCCTAATCAGGTTTCAGTCACAGTTCCTGCGGAATCTGGCACGGTCACCTCAGTTTCAAACATAGCCTCATTAACGGACGTAACGGTCAACCAGACAACGAGAGGTTCATTCTTACAGATACAGGCAGATGGAGGTAACTTCATATCGACAGCGATTGTTGATAGTGATACGATGACAGGTGAGACAAGTAACACCTCGATAAACTCTGGTGAGAGTATCAAAGCATATATTGATAGTAGAAGAACAGAGACACTCACACTCACAAACAAGACCATAGACCTAGACGCCAATACACTCACAGGCACATTAACAGAATTTAACACAGCATTACAGGGAGATAGTTTTGTCTCTCTTACTGGTAGTGAGACACTTACAAACAAGACACTAACGAGTCCAACAATATCGACTATTGTTAGTGCTGGTATTACATTAGACAGTTCAGCAGACATAACACTAGACGCTGACGGTGCTGATATAATATTGGCTGACGCTGGCACAGAGTTTGGTAGATTTACTAACTCATCAGGTGAGTTGGTCATCAAGTCTGGTAGTTCATCTACGGCAGCGCTCACAATGTCTGGTGCCAACATCACCATGGAGGGTAATGCCCAGGTAGATGGTAACCTAACGGTAACTGGTACGACTACATTTAATGGTGGTACTCTAACTCTAGGTGACGCCGCAACAGACACGATTGCTTTTGGTGGTACTATCACAGGTAACCTAGTATTTGAAGGTAGTACAGACGACAGTTTTGAAACAACTCTAACACCAGGTAATCCTAGTTCAGATATCGCATTAACATTACCAAGTTCTGGTAGTGACACATTAGTTGGTAAGGCGACAACAGACACACTTACAAACAAATCAATTAATTTAGCGAACAACACAGTAACAGCAACCTTCGCTCAGTTAAATACTGCCGTAAGTAATGCTACTTTAGTTTCACTAACAGGTTCTGAAACTTTAACAAACAAACAACTTACGAGTCCAACAATTGCTGAGATAGTTGGTACAGGTGGTATTGAGTTAGACGCTGTACAAGACATAACTTTAGACGCAGGTGGTGGAGATGTATTTTTAAAAGATGACGGCACTACTTTTGGTAGTTTAACAAATACAGGTGGTAATTTAATTGTTAAGTCAGGTACAACAACCGCATTAACATTTAGTGGTGCGAATTTAACGGCTGCGGGTAACGTAACTGTTTCAGGTAACCTAACAGTTTCTGGCACGACAACGACCGTAGATAGTTCGACAATCAATATTCAGAATGCTTTTGTCTTCGAGGGTGCGACAGCAGATAGTTTTGAGACAACTCTAACCACAGTAGATCCAACAGCAGATAGAACAATCTCATTACCAAATGCTACGGACACATTAGTAGGTAAAGCGACCACTGATACACTAACAAACAAAACTTTAACGACACCTGTAATAGAAGAAATTGATAGTAACAGTTCTATCACACTAGACGCGGCAACAGACATTATACTAGACGCAGGTGAACAAGATATTATTTTAAAAGACGATGGCACAGAGTTTGGACGATTTAGTAATTCAAGTGGACAACTTGTAATCAAATCAAGTTCAAGTTCTACTGCCGCTCTTACAATGTCAGGAGCAAATGTACAGGTAGAGGGTAATCTAACAGTTGTTGGTACATCATCAACACAGGGTAGTACAATCACACTTGGTAACGCGGCTACTGACACAATCGCATTGACTGGTACGATTACAGGTAATCTTGTATTCGAAGGCTCTACTGACGACAGTTTTGAAACAACGCTTTCACCAGGTAATCCATCAAGTGATATTACGCTTTCATTACCGTCGAGTGGAAGTGATACTCTTGTTGGCAAGGCGACTACTGACACACTAACAAATAAGACAATCAACAGTAACGCTAACACATTACACATTGACCTAGATGATTTAGGCACCTTCACAGGTACACTATCAGAGTTTAACTCTGGGTTACAAGGTGATAGTTTCGTCTCATTGACTGGTAGTGAAACACTAACAAATAAAACGTTAACAAGTCCTGCGATTACAACACCAACAATTACTGGTAATACAACAACAACTGGTAACATCATCTTTGAGGGTAGTACCGCAGACAGTTTTGAAACAACACTCACAGTTACAGACCCTACGGCAGACAGGACGATTACTATACCAAATGCTACTGACACATTGGTGGGTAAGGCAACCACTGACACTCTAACGAATAAGACACTAACGAGTCCAATTGTCTCTGGTTTATCACTAACAGATAGTAGTATCGTCTTCGAGGGTAGTTCATCGAACAGTTTTGAAACGACTTTAACAGTTACGAACCCTACAGCAGATAGGACAATCACACTACAAGATGGTAGTGGCACACTGGCATTCTTAACAGACGTTACGGGTGGTG